TTTGTTCGGTTGTTCCGAAGAATTTGCGGAGTGCATCGTTTGTGCCTCGTGTAGTTTCCACTTGGCGGCGCAACTCTCTAGCTGCCCCAACGCGGAACATAGCTTTTTCAGCCGGGTTAAGCTCTGCAATGGCGCGTTCTGTCAAGTCAACATCACCGCGAAGGAAAGACCGGCCACGGTCAACCGCGTTCTTTAAGTCAGTCGCAGCGCCCCAATTCCGGTTTGCCTCGCCATAGGCCGGGTTTACGTTTTCAAGCTCATTCAAGAAGCTACGGCGCAGTTCATTGATTGCCCGCCCGCGCTGGTCAAGGTTAAGCCGCTGCGTTACCGGGTCACGGTATCCTTCCAGAATGTCGTCAAGGCCGATCTTTGCAGCTTGAAGCGCCCGCATATTAGGAGCGGCTTCGGCTGTCTGCTCAATAATATCCTGCGGTCTAGCCCCTGCCATACGTTCAGAATAGCCCGGAGATGTTCTGCCTGATACTTGCTGGCCTAAAACGTAATCGTTTGGGTTAAATTCTGTCCCGCGAGCGTTTGCCTCGATACGCATAATCTCCCGGCCACGAGCAAGCCCGCGCTGAATAAGAGGGTCTTTAACCATGCGCTGCAAGTTTTCGTTAGTCACAGGAGCCGCTTCCATAGCAGCCTGATAATCCGGCGCACCTTGAGCAGCGCGAGCCTTGATTATATCGTCAACCGTCTGCGTCGCGTCGTCCATAGGCGCTACATACTGGCGGAAGGCGTTTACAAGCCTATCACCGCGCCCAGCCTGTCGCTCTGTCAGTGCCGTTATAGCTTTTTCTGAACCCGGCCCTTCCTGAGTAACAACCGCCCGAGCGAGCCGCTGCATTGGAGCGCCGCCAACGTCAGCAACAGATAGCGGGGCTTGGCTCTGCTGCATCTTCGCCAGCATTTCATCCGGCGTGATACCTGCCCGCGCCGCCGCGCTTAGAATAGCCCGGTTAGCCATGTTAGCCGGAGCGCCATACCCAAGAGCTTCCCGCATCTGGCGCAAGCCTTCTAGGCCGTATCGTGCAAGCGGCTTGGCAACCTCGGTCACGCCCTGCCCAGCGACGCCCGTTGCACCGCCTACCGCCGCACCAGTGCCAGCGGATGACAGTCTGTTAACCGCCCCGCCTTCACCCTGACCGAAGCCAGCCGCCGCGCCATACTCTGCACCCATAACCGCGCCCTGACCCAGCCTAGCGCCTATCGTTGCACCTTGAGCAAGTCTTGCTGGCATAGCAGCTAGTGCAGCCGGAGCCGTAGCAATAGCGGTCGGGATAGCCCCGGCAATCGTTGCCGCCAAAGCCCGCCCGCCGTGTTCTTGCTGGAAATTGCCCTGCATCTGGCGGATTGTCTCAAGCGCCCGGTCGTATGAAATACCCTTGTCCAGTATGCCAACCTTGGAGCCTAGCGCAGTTGCACCCGCCGCAATCTCATCCCCAAGATTGAACGTCGCGCCCTGCATCGCGCTAAACACGTCACCTTGAGCGCCAGAGAAACGGGCTTCATTGCCGCCCTGCTGTGCAGGCTGATCCACAATGCCTATCTTCGCCTCGATCTGGGCGCGGGTAGTCCCTTCCGGGATTCCGGTCAAAATACGTCCGTCTGGAAGCTGCACGTCCATTACGGCAAATCCTCCCATCTTACGACGCCAGAAGCACCGCCCGCTGGCTGCTGCTGCACGTTCTGCGGCGCTGCGGCCATTTGCGGAATTTCTGGCGCACTACGTCCGAAGTTTTCCGTTGAGCGTTGAAGCTGGAATTGCTTAATCTGCTCTGCCTGTCTATTAAGCTCGTTCAATCTTTGAAGCTGCGTTCTGACAACTTCTGGTGAATTTATGTTAGAAACAATCTGGTTCATAGCTCGCTGTGCGTCGCCTTCTGTCTGCACTCCTTTATGAAGCAGCAAGATAGAATTACGCATCGTTTCAAGATTTGACTTGAACGCTGCAAGATTTGCAGTTTCTTCGTTACCAATTCCAGCATAGTTTCTCGCCGTAGACATAGCGTTATTCACTAGGCCAAGTTCAAGTTTTCCACTGTCAATCTGGGCTAGTGCGTTATTGGCAGCAGTTTGCGCTTGCCGAAGCCCTTGAATTTGGTCAATCAGAGAGTTTTGGCTTTCAAGTGCAGCTTGCGGCATCGGTCTAGAAACGGCAGAGGAAACTATCTCACCAGTATCAGGGTCAATCATAGTTCCGGCCGGAGGCTTTGTCTGCGGCTGCACAAGCACATCAACACCGCCGAAGCGAGACTGTGCCTGATTTGCCATTTGCTGCGGCGTCGGAGGGTTAGGAACAGGCGCACTCGCCGGAGCCTGACCATCCATGCCTGTCTGTTGACCTTGCAAAGATGAAAGAATATCGTTAAACGGAGCGCCCCCAGCAGGAGGAAGCTCACTCGTCTGCACAGGGGCAGGATTAGGCGACGGCATACCGGGCGGAACTCCACCCGGAGCGCCAACGCGGTCAACTTTGCTGTAAACACCATACCCGCCATCCTGCAACGGAACGCCTTGCATGGTGAGGGCTTGCAAGATTTGCTGGTCGCTGTATCCCTGCGCCTTCATCTGATTGCCGATTTGCGCTTGAATGCTATTTCCTGAGAACATTGAACCTTGAGCCGGAATGTCGCTAAGGATTTTCAGTGCAGCATCAGACGTGGTGGGGTCTTGAGCCAGCATTTCAGCCGTACCCTGTGGATTGCTCCCATATTGCTTGACGGCCTGAGCAATCATTTCCTGACGGCGCTTTGCTGCATCTGCGTCGATCTGGTCGGCGCGGTTTTCCTGATACGAGCCAATGCCAGACTGAACAGCACGAGCCAAAGCAGCAAACGGCGACTGCTTTACAGCCATACCGCTAACCATTTCCGTACTAGTCGGCTGCTCGCCGGACTTCATCATCTGCTGGGCTAGGCGACGGCGGCGCTTGGCCTCCGCATCCTGCTTCGGGTCAAAGAAACCGCTGTTTGTTTCACGGGGAACTAGGCTCATTGCAACGCTCCATAATTCACCATCAGGAACCCGCTTTCATGCTGCGCTACGGCTTCAGGCTGCGTTTCTATGACTTCCTGAGCAATCACGCCCATCTGTGTTTTATCGTCGCCCTTGTAGTTGTAGGTATAGACGTTATGCCCGCCGAAGGTCTTTCCGACTAGCTTAATGTTTTCTTTCAGGCGCTCGTCGGAGAATAGGAACGGAATAGCCGCGCTAGCAGCCGTACCCAAGAAGCTGCCAGCCGCGCTAGTCGTTGCATTGTTCTGTGCGACTTTAGAGTTATATTGCTGCATCTGCTGGTCATAAGCCGTCTTAGCTGCACCTTGCAAATCACCAGACTGCGCCCCGCCATAGCCTGAGCTTTGGAAAGTCGGGTTTTGTATCTGCGTCCCAGAGGTAAAGGCGTTATACTCGTTAAGCGGCGCATTGCGCTCAGTGGTATATTCCTGAATGCCCTGATTGCGACGGGTAAGGCTGTCGCCAAGCAGCGCCGAGGCATACTGTTGCCCGCCTAGAACCGCTTGCTGTCTGGCGTCATTCTTGGCCTGATTAAACCTGTCAAACTCAGTGTTATAGGCCTGTGAACCCTGCCCGATACCCTGATTGATAAGCCGCGACCGCAAAGCCTCTTCATCACGCGCAAACTGCGGGTCAAGCCGTGAATAAATCGCATCCTCTGCCTTCTGCTGCGCGGCCAGCGTATCACCCTCGCCAAACACGGCAGGGAGGCCCGCGTAGCTAAACGGCGTTGCGGCACTCTCGTTAATGCGCCCAAGCTGCTGCTCGCCAAGATTTGCAAGCTGCTTTTCACTCCGCATCTGGCTGTCTAGAATAGCCTGACTTTCAGGGGTCAGGTTAATCGTGCTTGTGAACGTCGGAGCCTTGTTAGGGTCATACACGCCGCCAGAGCTGTCTGTATAGCTGATAGAGCCATAGGGCGTGTTCTGGTTCACGTTTCCCATAATGGCATTCCAGTAAGCGGTCTCCTTATTGGAAGCCGTTTGCGCGTTGGCTGTCACTACTGGATCAGGAGCCGCCGGACTTTTTGGAGAGGATTTGCCCAATTTCTTCACCCAACCACTTGCATTCATGCCGAAGCATGGAAAAACTCAGTGCGTCGCTGCCGTCATGGCTGGCCTGCCGGTGCAAGCCCTCGCGCACAAATCCGAGTCTGGTTAGGAAGTTTATCACCCCTTCATCCTGCGCTCGGCAGTGCGTTTCAACTCTCCCCAGACTAAGCTGGGCGAAGGGGTATAGAAACAACGCTCTTATATTATGCCGTGTTGCCCATCGCCTGTCAATAGTCGCAATCGACATTTCAATAGAGCCGACTTTTCCCGGCCTGTAGTTGTTGTAAATAACCGCGCCGAGCAGCTTGCCCTTGTCCATAATGCCGATTGCAACGGACGGCTTTGAAAATGCCTCTGGGTCGCAGCAAATGACTTTTCCAGCCCACCGGCTTAAACTCTCATCATTTCCATAAATCAGCGTCAAAGCACCTGACCATTCTCATAGACGAAATCAGTTGATTGCCATTTAACCTCAAAGCCGTTAATCGCCATGACCATACGAAGGCTCCCCGTATAGCCTACGCCGGTCACAGAGAGCCAACGCTGCGTTATTGTCAGACCTTGCGCCCAGTCTGTTGTATCCCAGTCTGACGTATCCCAGAGCGCCCCACCAGAGCCGGAAAAGCTCCCCGCCCCAGTTGTGCGGTCAAGCCTGTAATCAACATTCAGCCTCACAGCCGGACTGATTGAAACATCAGAGAATAGCACCGGGCGAACCATCTTAAAGTGCTTTTGCGTCCCCGGACTATTAAAATAGTTAAAGGCTTGCTGGCAAACCGCTCTTATGTCTGACCCGTTGTCATCATGGCCGGTGTCTGCCTCATAAACCGCCGTGGCACCGCCGAAGAATAGCTGGTCGCCAAGCGCCTCGAAGCAAATTGCATTCCACCCGGTAAACAGGCACCACGCCTTGCTGTCAGTATTCATTACGTACTGTTTTGCGCCAGAACCTTCAACCGTCGGGACGTTCATAAGGAACTTTTGCCCGGACGGATGCAGGATAGGCTGCCAGCCGTAAAGCGATTTATATTGAGCAACATCTGCATTAACCAAGTTTCTTATTTTGTCAGTCGCCGCCAGATTTTGCTGAGAGCGATCTGTCAACAAAGCCTTTGAAAGCGGGAATGCGCCATCGGTTGTCAGCACCAGCACATCAGCGCCAGCCTTCATAAAGCAGCGACGGCCAAGCGGCGAACCCATGCGGAAGGTGCCTACCAGCGCCCAAGTGGTAGAGGATGAGGGGTCTGTGCCTTTATATATGGCGACTTCGCCTTCAGACGTGATAAAGGCCGCGTAATCGTCAATCCCTGCGGCGTTGTCAATCGTCCAGTTCGCCATTGCCATAAGATAGCCGCCGAGGCGGAAAAGCGGCGAAAGGTCAAGCGACGCAGCAGCCCCGGCGATAGAGCTAACTGGCAGATACCAAGCCCGCATACTGTCTTTTTCAATAAGCCAAACGCGGTTTTTGAAGTTGTTGATGTGAATGCAGGTGTTAGTGTTAACTCCCGTAATCGTGTAAGTGCCGCCGCCGTCTGCATCCCATGCGGTGCCGTTGTAAATCCGCATCTTGTCGGCACCATTGACCATAAGCAGGAATTGCCCGCCAGCCGTGCCGATATTGATGTGCTGCCAACGGGCATTTGTCATTGTGGTTACAACCGCTGCCCCGACCGCCCCGGCTGTAGTGGCGTCAAAGATACCAGTACCGGCAGCGGCGAATAGCTTTGAAGCAGTCGCGCTGCGATAGGCTGCCAGCGTCTCAACCTCATCAGTGAAGCCGGTAACGTGACTAGCGTAACCCTTACGAACGTCAACACTCGAAGGAGTAGGGAAGTAGTTTTCAAGCTCAATAGCCTCGGTCGGCTTCATTGCCGCATAGGCGTCCTTGGCATTAAGCCCACCGGTCGGAGCCTGAATGCTTGTGGAGTTGGAAACTCTGCGCTTGGTCGGCTTCATTATACACCGCCGTAACTTGCATCCGGGATATTCTCCTCATCAAGGAACCGGCTTCCAACAGTACCGCCAGAAAGCGGCAAATCAGGCTGGCCGCAGTCACGGGCTATCTTCTGGTTTACCGCCATCATGTAATCGGCTTGCTCTTGTGTGTAATCAAGGCCCTTGGCTCGCAGAAACCGCCACTTAAGCCCCATGATAAAGCAGTCTTCATCCAGCTTGACCGTATCCGTATCAAGCGCAAATCGTGCTTTTGTGGTAGTGCCGTCAGTGTCAAGAACCCAGTTTTTGCTGTAATAGTCGAAAGCAACCGTTTCGCCTGTTTCAGTAGGAGTGGGGTCGATATACAGCTTGTTATCCTTGATATAGAACTTACGGCGCGGGCCAGTCGCTACAAAGCCATAACGTAGCAACTGCTTTTCCTGCGCTGCAATCGGCCCAAGCAGTTCCCAACGCTTTGACCCATCCCAGAAAGTGCGCTGGGCGAAGTATTCCAAGTCAGACGGCAGGGCATAATCGGATTGGCTTGCTACGGTTGTGAAGGTGTATTCAGTGTGAAGGTTTTGCCAGCCTCCGAAGCCGCCAGCCATCCCGGCAAGCTCTGCGCCCTCACGGTTCGCAAGCGCAAGTATTTGCTTGGTCTGGTCATCGGTGTTGCCAATAACAGACGATGGCTCACTTAAGCCTGTCTCGTTACAGAAAGCCTGTACTAGCTCAAGAAGCGTCCTCGCCATCACTTACCCCCTTCGGCGGGCGACCACGGCGCGGCTTATCAGACATAAGCTCGGCCATCTGCGCCTTTAATGCCTCAATATCATTCTTTAGCTGCTTGTTTTCTGCCACAAGAACGGAAGTCCCAGCACCAGCAGCAGCGGATTCAAGCCATGCCTTTGCTTTAGTCCGAAGGTCGCGCATACCCATATTCAGGTGAGTATCAGCAACGGACGCAAGAGCCTCTACCGTGTGGATATTCAGCCCCTTTAGCTCCATCGCAACGCTCTTGCTAATCGGTGCCCATTCAGTGATAGGCGTACCGACATTCACTTCCTGCGTCTTTGATTTGAAAGCTGCGTATTGCTGCGGAAAGCGCACATTATCCGGCGGGCTGCGGCCAGTGCCAGCAAGGTCAACCGGGCGGATAACTTCGGTTGTCTTATCGCCAACCGGGATAATAGAAATCATATCAACATCGCGGAAAACAGGGCGTCCCTGCTTAGTAGATTCTTCTGCGTCTTCAATCGCGTCGGTATAAAACCGGACAAACAGGCCAGCATCGGAGCCATGAGATACCTGATAGCTATTGCCGTGCTGAGTAACGTGCGGATTGGTGAAATCCATTGATTTTTGCTCCTGAAGGTTGACGTTACAGCATACTAATCCGGTCGAGGTGCTTTGTCCACACCCCGACCGAACTAGTCAATCATCAAGAAGCCGTAGCATCATCCATGAACGGGCGCTGAATTTCAAACTCAGCAAGACCAGTTGACGGAGTACCAACAGCAGAAGCACCGATAGCCAGCTTCACGCGGTCGCCAGCAACAACAGCGTCGTCGATGCTGCCCGCCGTAGCGGTAGCATAGACCAAGCCATTGTCAGCATACGAAGCGAGAGCCTTGCCGATAGCCTTGCCGCCGATTTGATACCAGCCGTAGGTATCAGCAACAGTCGCGGCCATCGCAACAGCAACCGGGCCAATGGCGTTAGCAGCCAGCAGCGCAGTCGTGTTGTCGTCAGCGTTGTAAGTCACCCACGAGCCGAGCGCGGTAGAAGCAACGCCCTTCAGGTAGATAAACTCACCAGCGCCATACGTCGGGTCTTTAGCCTGAACGATGGTGCCAAGCGCGTGAGCCGGGTTAGCAGCCGTATCAACAGTCGTGATAGGTGTAAAACCAAGCTGCGGAGAGATAATAGTATAAGCCATTTTTGTTCCTCCTTACGAGTGGCTGAGAACACCCTGCAACTTCGCGTTGCTGAGTGTCATGTTGCCCGCGAACCCAACCAGCTTGACCATAGCATCCTGATTGACACTCTGGCGCTCGTCTCCAAGCGGAACAAAGTTGCGGTCAGTATGCGGGCGGAAGTGGATGTAGTCCGTATTCAGGAAGTACATGGTAGAAGCCGGGCAAGCACCGCCTACACCGCCATCAAGAACCACGTCAGCCTTACCGCCGCCGCCGAAGTAAGCCAGCGAAGCAAAGCCAGCGCCGCCGCTTTCAGTGTCGGTCAAACGCTGATACTGCTGGAGGCTTTCCTGATAGGTGTTGAAGTAGAGATAATCAGCAACAATCAGGTCGGCTTTGTCAGTGCCGCGTACCAACTGGTTAGCAACCGCGTTCATGCGAGAAACGATATTCGCAACAGTCGGAGCGCCAGACGGAGCCGAAGCAATGTTCTGCCAGAAAGACCATGTTGCGCGGTTAATACCGCCCACAGTGCCGGAGGTCGGGGTCTTACTAATCAGAAGCTGCAAACCACCGATCTGCTTGCCGCCGTCGGCAGTGCCGTCGGAATAGCAATCAGAAGCAATGTTGTTCGCCAGCGTCTTCATGGCATTTCGGATACGGCTTCCAAGCAGGTCAATAACGGCCTCTTTGCCGCTGTTCTGCAACTGCTCAAGACCGCTGATGCTAACGGCAACAGCCGCCTGTGCATAGTTGAACTCGGCAGCGGTGAACACGTCCGAAGGCTCGATATTCAGGGTTTCATAGCCAGAATACCGCTTGAACGTGCCGTTCTCGGCGTATTCAAGTTCCTGCAAGATGGTGCGTCCACCGGACACGTTCTTTACCTTGCCGCGCTTCTTCAAACGGGCAAGCAGTGCATTGTTTTTAGTGACGCTATCAGCAAACTCGCCGGAACGATTCCGCAGCGTGGTGCTGATAAGTTCACTCAGGTTAGGTGATGCCATGATAGGCTCCTATTTGAGTTATGAGGATTAACCAGCGGTATCCCAAGCTTCCGCAAGCTCTTCCTCGATTGATTTCGCTTGTTTTGCACCAGTGGAGCCTGCGGATTTACCCGCGCTTCCGGTGACTGATACGGCGGCTTTCTTTTTGGCTTCCAATTCCGCCTTGCGCTTCGCTTCCTTTTCGGCTGTCTGTGCCGTTAGCAGCGTGGAGCGCAAATCAGGGTTAGCCCAGATTGCCTTGTCATAAGCCTCTCGCAAGGTTTTGGCTGACCCGCTCTGAAGCATTGAGGCCATATCTAGCCGGACTGCTTCATAGTGCTGGTTAGCCGCATCTGCGGCGAAGGCTTTGACCTCTTCGTTAACCTTATCAGTTTCCATCTGTTCGCGCAACTGGCGAGTGATAGCTTCAGGATTGGCACGGGCTTCAACCTCTGCCAGCTTGCGCTGTAGGGCCGCGTAATCATTGCCCTGCGCCTGTTGCGGATGGCCCATAAGCGAAGTATCAACGCCGTAAGCCTGAATAAGCTGCTGCACTAACCCGGCTTTCTGCTGCGGCGATCCGGTGCGGAGAACGTAGGCCGTATTGAGCAGGGATTGCACCGCCGTCTCAGGCGTTCCGCCCTCGGCATGGATAATCTGCATATATGGCTGGATAACGTCTTTCATCTTGCGCCCAAGGTTCAATTCGCCATCGTTGCGGGTGAACATCTTATGCACATCGTCTTCACGGGCCTTCAGCGCTGCTTGCATCTCAGGGTCGAGGCTGGCCCACTTGGCTTTAACGGCAGCCGGAAGCCCCTGCGGCGCTTCAATAGCTGGCGCTTTAGGTGTTTCAGGTGTTGCGGGTGTTTCATTCTCGGGTGAACTCTTTTCCGGGTTCTGTTCACCTTGCTCAGGGTCAGTAACGTCGGCTGGGTCGATAACATTTTCGGCCTCATTTTCGGCCTTGTCGGCCG